CGCTTGCTCCGATTTTTTATAAAAGTCAGAGCGCGCTCATTTTGCTGCTCCTTCTTTCCAAATCGCAGCCGCTTGCGCTGGGTTGCGATTTGGTATGCCGCCTTACAGACGGTTTTGATAGACCTGCATCTTTTTCGTCAACACATGACATGATAAGTTGACAAACCCAAAAGCCAGAAAACGGCTTATATCAAGGGTTTGTCAACTTTTCTTTTCGCTTAAAGTAGTGGAAAATGGATTTTAAGTGAGTCGAACCCTCTTGCATTTAAATATGAAGTATAGATGTTTAGGACACAGCTTCGGGCTGTGTCTTTTGTTATTCAAATTGCAATTATGAAAGGAACATGATAGGATGAATACGACAAAGAGTGAGCAGATCAAAGCTGGGCTTCGAAAAAGTTTCCAAACTGGGGAATCTGCAAAAGCCTCCACTGTGTGTTACGGATATAAAGTAACATCCGAAGGCAAGTTGGTAGCTTATCCCACAGAGGCGATTATTGTATTCCATATTTTTGAACGATTTGCCGATGGAGACAGTCTAGGGAAAATCGCTGCTTCTCTGGCCCGTATGAAGGTGAAATCTCCCACCGGCAAAGAGTTGTGGACGCGAGAGACAATTAGCAAGATTTTGAGTAATGAGAAATATGTGGGCGATGTGATTTTAGGAAAAACGCAGGTGCAAAATGGCGTGCAGGTCAAGATGGTCGATCACACTTCTCAGACAGTCATAAATGGTCATCATGAGGCAATTATCTCCAGAGAACTATTTGATATTGTCCAACAAGAAAAAGCCCATAGGAGCAGGCTAAAAAGTCATTCTCATGTAGTGTAAACTTTAAGGGGAAAATCATGTGGTCCGTCAGAACAATACCACCAAATAATCTCGTCCCCACGCAGCTAAAGGTGGCGGCATACTGCCGTGTCAGTACGAACAGCTTAGAGCAACAGACCAGTTTGTCCTCACAGGAACAATACTATGAGGAATGGATTAAGCGAATTCCTCATTGGACATTCGCCGGTATTTATTCCGACATTGGAAGCGGGACACAGGCGAAGGGACGCCGTAGATTTAATGCGATGATATCGGCTTGCCAGCGGGGAAAGATCGATACGATCCTTACAAAATCGGCACACCGTTTTGCCCGTAATACTGTAGATGCGTTGGAAACTATACGGATGCTGCGACGGTGGAAGGTCGACATTTATTTTGAAATAGAGGGAATCCATTCCCTCTATGAAAGTTCGGAGTTTCTTCTGGCGGTAGTCTGCGCTAGAGCACAGGAAGAAAGCTATTCCAAAAGCGAAGATATCAAATGGGGGCTGAGAAAAGCATTTGAGAACCCAGAGTCTAGGTATTATCAGAGAATCTGTTATGGATACACTCATAACAAAGATGGCCGACTCGTAATCAATGAGAAGGAAGCGCAAATCGTCCGGCTCATTTATGAGATGGCCGGTGAGGGTAAAAGTCTCTCAAGGATATCCTCTCGCCTAAAAGAAATGGGGATTCCTTCTCCGAGAGGCAAGGAGACATGGAGCAGGGAAACCTTGCGAAAGATTTTGAAAAATGAGAAGTATACGGGTAGTGTGATATTGCAAAAGACCTATGTAAAAAATTTTCTGGAACACAAACAAGTACAAAATGAAGGACAATTGGATCTATATCAGATAAATAACAATCATCAACCGATTATTGATGATAGATAAAGATGGTAGTATAGTCTCTTTTGATAGGGAGTGCAAAGACGGGATTTTTGTAGATTGAATGATTTTATTGCTAAATTTTATCATGCCATATTGTAGTAACATCTACTTCAAAGGAGAGACAGTATGCGAATAATAGGAATTGATATTCAGAATTTTCGAAAACTATTTGGATGTCACATTGATATCAGTAAAGAAACAACTCTGTTTGTGGGGGCAAATAACAGCGGAAAAACTTCAGCGATGGATGCTCTTGCAAAATTTTTAGCAAATCGCAGTTTTGTTTTTAATGACATAACCATTGCAAAACGTATTGATATAAACAGAATAGGAACTAAATGGGTGGAAGCGGATTGCGAGCAGCCTGCTGATTTATTAGATTGGGATACTATTGTTCCTAAAATGGATATTTGGCTTGATGTGGCTCCTAATGAAATGCATTATGTTGCCAGCATAATTCCTACCTTAAAATGGCGCGGAGGAAAATTGGGAGTTCGGTTAGCTCTCTTACCAAAAGATGTTTCTAATTTATTTAATGAGTATCGAGAAGCGTACTCTTCAGCTCGCACCACAGAACATGCAAGGGTTGAAAAAAGTTCTTTCAATCTCTTCCCAAAAGACTTGTGTGAATTTCTTGATAGAAAATTGACTACATATTTTTCTATCAAGGCATTTATCCTTGATCCGTCACATTTCGAAGATGCCCCTGTACAACCAACATCCTTTGAGGCAGAATGTTTAACAGATAACCCACTAAAGGACATCGTAAGGGTTGACATGATTGACGCACAACGCGGATTTGCAGATCCTGACAGTTCAGAAGGAACAGAAAAGGTTCGGAAACAGTTATCTGCCCAAATGCGCAATTATTATGAAAAACATCTAGATCCAGAAAAGGCTCCTTCTCCAGAAGATTTAGATATTTTAGAAGCTACTGAAGGCGCACGCCAAGTTTTTGATAAGACACTTGCATTAAAATTTGCTCCTGCAATAAAAGAATTAGAAGGGTTGGGTTATCCGGGTATTAGTGATCCCAAACTTACAATAACAACTAAAGTTATGACTAGCGAAACATTAAAACACGATTCAGCCGTACAATATGCGCTCAGTAAAACCGACAATACTTTGAAACTACCAGAAAAGTATAATGGGTTGGGTTATCAAAACCTTATTTCAATGGTTTTTGATTTGATGGGTTTTAGAGATGACTGGATGCGTGAAGGAAAAGCTAAAGATACTAATACCGTAATTGAGCCGATGCATTTGGTGCTGGTAGAGGAACCAGAAGCTCACCTCCATATTCAAGTGCAGCAAGTTTTTATACGCCAAGCATATAAAGTTTTAACTAACCATAAATTTCTCAAGCAAAACTTGAATTTTACAACGCAATTGGTGATCAGCACCCATTCGAGCCATATTGCTATAGAAACTACTTTTGGAAATTTAAGATATTTCAAACGGCTACCAGAAGGGACTGAATGCGCAGTAGCGACATCCAAAGTAATTAACTTATCTGATGTATTTGGGGATTCAGATCAGACCAACAAATTTGTTACACGTTATCTGCAATCAACCCATTGTGATTTGTTTTTTGCTGATGCAGCAATTCTGGTCGAAGGTGTAGCCGAAAGTATGCTATTACCACATTTTATACGCTCAAAGTTTCCAGAACTATATCAGCGGTATATTACAATTCTTGGGGTTAATGGACGTCATGCTCACCGGTTAAGTCCTCTGATTGAAAAGTTATGCCTCCCAACATTGGTTATTACAGATTTAGATCCAGCAGAAAAAGAAGGTTATCACAAATCTGTAGTTCCCAAGAGAGGAGAAGGCCAAATCAGTGGAAACTACGCTATTGCAAAGTGGCTGATGAAAGAAAAAGACATCGACAAGTTGGTAGATTATTCAGAAGATAAAAAGGAATTTTCTTTTGCTTCTCCGTATCGATTTTCTATTCGTTTAGCCTATCAAACTCCTGTAAAAGTGGACTTTGAAGGAGAAGAAAAAGAGGCCATACCTGGAACTTTTGAAGATTGTCTTATATATACAAATTATGATCTTTTCAAGAAGATAAAAGTCACTGATTCTGGGAACTTGGTTGAACAAACGCATGATTTACTTAACTCTAATGACACATTCGAAATGATCCATGAAAAAATTTATAAAATGCTGCGTGCAGGAAAATCAGAGCAGAAGGCAGAATTCGCATTAGACGTAATTTTTGAAATTAGTCCAGACGAGCTTTCGGTTCCACCATATATTAACCAAGGTTTAATGTGGCTACAGGACTATTTACATCCGGAGGATTAACGATGGATAAAATAAAAGAGGTAACCGAAGAATTATTAGATGATCATGTAGATGACCATGTAGATGAAGAAATTCAGAGATGCTTTTTAAAAGAAGATCCAAAATGTTTCTTTGTTTTTGCGGGAGCTGGGTCAGGGAAAACTCGAAGCTTAATAAAAACCTTAACTTTCTTGGATGAAACACTAGGTGACTGGCTTCTAACGAATAGAAAACAGATAGCCGTAATTACTTACACCAATGCAGCTTGCGATGAAATATCCAGGCGATTACATTACAAGTCGATTTTCTCAGTCTCAACTATACATAGTTTCTTGTGGGAGCTTATTAAAAACTATCAGTCAGATATCAAAGCGTGGGTAATCAATTCGATAAACCTTGAAATCGCAGAACTTGAAGAAAAGCAAAGAAAAAGCAAAGCGGGAAAAACTTCAGAAAAACGAGCAGAGGATATACGAAAAAAGCAAGAGCGACTAGCTAAAATCAATACGGTAAGAAGGTTTACCTATAATCCAAATGGAGATAATGTAGGATATGATTCTCTCAACCATAGTGAAGTAGTAAAAATGGGGTCGAAATTTATCTGTGCAGAAGATACTATGCAGAACATTTTGATTTCCCAATATCCTATTCTCCTCATTGATGAAAGCCAAGATACAAAAAAAGAACTGGTAGATGCCATTTTTACCGTATGCGAAAGGCACAAAGGAAAGTTCATAGTTGGCATGTTTGGGGATACAATGCAACGAATCTATCAAGATGGCAAAGAAAACCTTTCTCAGTGTATCCCTGATGACTGGGTAAAGCCCCAAAAAATCATGAACCATCGCAGTGCATCTCGAATAGTTACTTTGGCAAATGCCATAAGGTTTACAGTCGATACTCAACAACAACGCCCTCGGTCAGACGCAGAGGTGGGAAATGTAAGGTTGTTTATCGTTTCTTCAGATGCTAATAAAGAAGTGACGGAGCAGCGAGTTGCGGAAATCATGTCTGAAGAAACTGGTGATGGTGAGTGGCGTGACAGTAAACAATATAAAAGTCTCATACTAGAACACCATATGGCTGCTAGTCGCTTTGGCTTTTTAGAACTGTATTTACCACTTAATGAGGTTCCTGTATTTAACACATCTTTGCGAGATGGGTCAATTTCAGAACTTTCTTTTCTGTCAAAAGTTATATCTCCGCTTGTTCAGGCCTATAAAGGCAATAATGACTTTGAAGTACTAAAAATAGTCAAAGAGTATTCTCCTTTAATGGAAAGCAAGAAATGGATTTCTCTTGACGATCAAACAAAAGCACTGCAGCAAGTCGAAAGTGCTGTAGATAAATTGATGGAACTATGGAAAGATGATGCTATTCCAACTTGCTTGGATGTCCTCCGCTCAATTCAAGACACAGGGCTATTTAAACTGGATGAACGTGTAGATAACATATTGTCATCTCCTGCCGCAGACGAATCTATAAGGATAACGGCTTTAAGAAAGGCTCTATCTGTCCCATTTACCACTTTAGAAAAATATTTTGCATATGTCTCTGATAATACGAGGTTTGCAACACATCAGGGTGTTAAAGGCTTGGAATTCCCAAGAGTTATGGTTATTATAGATGACGCAGAAGCAAAAGGATTTCTTTTTAGTTATGAAAAACTTTTTGGCGTCAAACTAAAAACAGAAACTGATATCAAGAATGAAAGAGAGGGTAAAGACAATAGTATAACAAGGACAACCCGTCTGTTTTATGTTGCTTGTACTCGCGCACAAAAAAGTTTGGCTATAATTGCTTATACATATGACTGCGAAGCAGTGAAAGCAACTGCCATGAAAAATAATTGGTTTGAAGATGATGAAATTCGTCTTTTGGAGTAAGGCAATAAAAGCCGTTGCAGAAGTTATTAGACTGAAACGCTTCCAAAATGCTTATTCTGTTTCGTTGCAAAGCTTTTGAAAGTGTGCATCTTTTTTGTCCACACATTTTATTATAGAAACTTATTAGAAGTTTTTTCACTTTTAAGTACCTCTAATTGCTACTATTCCAACGGTTTTAGAGCTAGATAGAAGTGGATAAAAGCGTAGGAATGTAGATAACTCATATATTATTTATGTATTATTCGCACATCAATATTCCTACATTTTGTGTGCCTGTTCAAATCATTCGTACACAACAATTTTTACCCCTCCGAATCCTCTGGCAGTACTACAACTTGTGTCCCGGATGGCTGGGATTTCAACGGTAGTGGCCCGTGCCTGCGCCATGGCGGTTACTATGACCGGAACCAGTATCGCGGGCCTTTCTGCGTGAGCTACGACGGCGCGTCGTACTCCAGCTCCTACGTCGGCTGTCGCCTCCAGGAGCGCCCGCCGAAGGCGGCGTGACTTATTCCCCTGTGGAGGAGGGGGTTTGGGGTGAGGGGACCGCAGTCCCTTCCCCCAACCTCCGCCTTATAAAAATTCAAAATGGAGCGATTTTGCTCTAATAAACCGCTTTTCCTTTGGTAAGGGGAAAGCGCGGGGTCAACTTTGCAGCAGACGATGTCCCGGATAACTGGAATTTCAACGGTAGTAACCCGTGCCTGCACCATGGCGGTAACTATAACCAGAACCAGAATCACGGGCCTTTCTACGTGAACTACAACAACGCGTCGAACTCCAACTCCAACATCGGCTGTCGCCTTCTTGAAGCAGACGCAGGTCGAAGGACCTGTCGGGTATGGCTAAACCTCCTTTTGGTAGTCAGGGTTCCTCACCCTTTCTATTACGCATCGTTGACCGCGCAGCACTTGCTGAAGATGAGCCGTCAGGACACAGCTTAGTACACTTCGGGCCGGGTCCCGCCCCGGAACCACCCGCGGCGATGGAACAGTTGTGAGGCTACAAGGAGGAACACTATCCCTGATGAAACGAGTTAGAATTTACCAACAAATCATTTCCGATGAAAACCTGCGTCTGGCTATTCAGGATGTCAACCGGGGACACCGGCGCAACGGCGACTACAGCTTAAATAAGAAGGTCATGGAAATCGAGGAGCATATCGATGAATATGTGGTAAAACTCCGCAAGTTCATCGAAGACCTGGTGACCGGAGACGAGCATATGCATAAACCCCTGCAACGGCGGAAATGGGACCGGAACGCGGACAGCGGCAAAGGGAAATGGCGGGATATCAATGAGCCGCTTTTGTGGCCGGACCAGTATGTCCACCACGCGGTAGTGCAGCCCATGATTCCGCACATCAAGCGGAGCATGGACAAGTATTGCATCGCAAGCGTGCCGGGGCGCGGCAACTCCTATGGCGTAAAGGTTTTGAAGAAATGGATGAAGAATGACCCAGTGGGCACCCAATACTGCGCGGAGTGCGACATTCACCACTGCTTTGTGGAGGTGGACCCGCCGTATGTCATCCATGCGCTGAAACGTCTGTTCAAGGACCGGGAAACGCTCTGGCTGTGCGACGCGCTGATGGAGTACGGAGTCCTGATCGGCGCGTTCTTCTCCGCATGGTTCCTGCATCTGCTGCTCCAGCCGCTGGATCTGATGATCCACCAAAAGCAATATGGTGTGAGCCACTATCTGCGGCAGATGGACAACTTCACCATCTTCGGCTCCAATAAGCGGAAGCTGAGGCGGCTGCTGGATGACATCCGGGCATGGCTGGCCGAGGTGGGCTTGCGGTTGAAGGGAAATTGGCAGATCTTCCGAGTAGGCTTTACGCCGAGGGTGGCGAAAGCCCACGACACCCTGCACGAGAAGAAACAGCGGCACCGCCGGCCAAGAATCCCGTCTGCGTTGGGCTATCGTTTCGGGCATGGGTACACGATCCTCCGAAAGCACAACCTGTTCCGGCTCAAGCGGGCGCTGCACACCTACTACCACCGGAGAGACCGGAACCGGGTCATCTCGTTCAAAAGGGCGTCCGGACTGATCTCAAGACTGGGGCAGCTCCGTAATTGCAACAGTCAGCGAATATTGGAGCGGTATTATCAGCCGAATACCATGTTCAATCTCAAGAAAGTCGTCCGAAGGGAATGTCGGCGGCTACAACGATTATATCCGCCTTATCGGGCGGCCTGAAAGGAGTGGCACCTATGAAGGTACAGGGAATGGTCGATCCGGGGAAGTTCGCCGTGGAGCAGATCCCGGGAACCAACCGAAGCCTTGTGCGGCTGTTTCAAAATGTAAAACCGGCAGAAACCGAGGAGTTCACCGGATATGAGTACGACGAGTACCACGTGGAGGTGGAAACCTGGGACGGGATTGTCCAGAACGTCCAGGACAACTATGAGGAGTTCCTGAAGAAAGGCATGGACAATGAGATCGACCTCAGCAACGAGGCTCTGTATCGTGCTCAGAAAGAGCTGGCGTCCTATGTGGAACTGGCCAATGCGATTCGGGAAGGAGTGAACGGAGTTGACTGACAAGGATTTTGTGCTGACCACTATGCGGAAATACGGCATGCGTCGGGCCCAGGATTTGCAGGAGACCTCCGAGGGCATGACGGGCACCGAACTGTACGAGAAAGAGGATTATATTCCCGACTTCTCTGCCGCGATCGCCAAGAAGAACATGCTGGAGCGCAAAGCCGGCAAGACGGACGGGTTCCTGTGCCGGTCTTCTGCGGGGCGTATTGTGCGCCTTATCCAAAACTACAACAGCGACATCTACCCCCAGGAGCCGGAGGAACTGCCCGCCCAGTGGGGGTTCTACTGGTCGGACGATCCTAAGAAGCCCCTCCCCTTCGTCGCCATGT